TGTTCCCGATGCAGTACATGAACATCACTACAGGCATCAACGAAGCAAGCCATGTTGGTAGCAACGCGATTGATTGTGCTGGTAAAGATACTGGTATCGATAGCGTATTCGCACCGTTTACTGGTGTGATTAAAAAGGTGTACACAAAAAACGGCAATACTGTATGGCTAGAAAGCCAAGACCCTGTGTTATACGCAGACGGAACAATAGACTACGCAACTGTCAGCTTTACTCACGATAACTTTGTGGGCGACTTAAAAGTAGGGCAAGTTATTCAGCAAGGACAAGTGTTCTACCAAGAAGGCACGGCAGGTCAAGCAAGCGGAAACCATCTTCACCTAGAGATAGGCAAGGGGAAGTTTAGTGGTACAGGTTGGCACTTGGTTGGTGGCAGGTCGGTGATTAACAATTCATATGTAACATGCGCTGCATTTTGGGTAAAAGATGAGAAAATAATAAAGAATGGCTACGGATATCCGTGGAAGAAGGAGACGAAAATGGTAGACGAATTACAACTTTCAGTACTATATAGGTTCTTACTCGGTACAGAAATATCAGAGTATGGGCTTAAAAACAGGCTTGGTAAACAAACCTTCCAGCAGGCTCACGATGACATACGAGCAGGAGCTGAGTTCAAGGCACGAGTTCAGGTTGTCAAGACAGCAAAGGGAGAGGTAAACAAACAGTTACCTCAAGAAATGCGATAATGACAAGTTGAAGACATAGCTGGGCTAAACACCAGAGTGATGTAAGAAAAAAGATTAAAGAAGTTAGAGAACAAAGGAGAAAAGAAATGAAGAACAGAACATATGACCTACTGAAATACGTTGCACTTATCGCACTCCCTGCTGCGACTGCATTCTTTGGTGTTATTGGTGCGACGTTTAACCTTCCACTCACTCAGGAGATTATCACTGTAGCGGTTGCTGCTGACGCCTTCCTCGGTGCGTTGCTTGGTATATCGACAGCTCAATATAACAAGGATAAATAATGAGTCGAGAGTTTGAAGGTATACCAGCTATAAAGACATGGGAACTAGAACAGGCGCTCTTAGAGGCTCAAACAGCCAACCCAGAAGCAGACCTAACTGAACACCCTATAATGCACGAACTAGCTCGTAGAGAGGCTCTCAGACTGTCACAGGTAGTAGATACGACAGGGTTCGTCGACGCAACAGAAGACATGCCACCTCACAACCCTCAACACATAGACAGCCTTTGGCACGACGGAAGCTGGGGCTGAGATGGACAGACCCTACCCGACAAGAAACGGAGTAGCGGTTAACCCATTGGAGTTAGACCTCCCAGAGTTTGAAGGCACGCACAACAACCATCATCATGAGTTCACTAAACGTATGTTTGGCGGACTCATTTTGTTTCAGACCTTCCGAGATCTAGAACGTCACCAGACCCTCCTCCCTATAAAAACTCATAATGAATTACATCGTCGCTACGCACCGCCAGAGATGCCTACAGTTGGTCAGGCGATGAATACCGTCATGGAGGCTATGGACGCAGGAGAGAGCCTTAGAATAGGCTCAGCAGGCACGTTTCAGCTTATCCCGATTACATACGCACTGATTAAACAAATTAAACGTGAATATAACGAAAGTAGGAGCTAACAATATGGGTGGGAACGAACGAAAACTCAAAGTGTTGATATACGACCTCGAAACGAGTGCGCTCACAATACGTGCATACGGTACATACCAGACAAACGCTATAGCGATAGTCAGACAGTCTCACATCTACTGTGGTTCATACAGGTGGCTCGGTGAGAAAAAGATACACTGTATCGCACAAGATGATTTTCCTGCACGTTTTAAAGCTGACCCTTACGATGATTACGATGTAGTAAAAGCCTTTCACGAACTCATTATGCAAGCGGATATAGTAGTAGGATATAACGTCAACGGCTTCGATGATAAGGTCTTAAATACTCGCTTCCTCTACTACGGACTAGAAGTGCCTCCTCCTCATAAGTCTATCGACCCCTTAACGACAGCTAGGCGTAAACTCAAACTCCCAAATAATAAGCTAGGTACAGTCGCTCAATACTTTGGACTTGGCGGCAAAACTCAGATGACACACTCAGACCTATGGCAAGGGTGTGAAGCAGGGGACAAGAAGTCGTGGAAGATGATGAAACTATACTGCAACCAAGACGTTCAACTTGTCGAAGATGTCTACATGAAACTCCGACCGCTTATCAACACTCACCCTAACCTTGCTACCATGTCTCAGAACATAGATGCGTGTCCTGTATGTCTCGGTACTCATCTTGTCTCTCGTGGCGTAAGGACAACCCAAACGATGAGCTACAGGCGCTATAGATGTGAAACCTGTGGCTCATGGTCACGAGAACGTATAGCAGATAAAGAAGAAAGTGAGAAGCCAACATATGTCAGCTAACGAACACAATCATACTGAACAAACCCTAGGACAGCTTGACAGGCGAGGTAAGGAGCTTTCCCTTGCTATACGAGGTAACTACTTAAACGAAGAGCGAAAGGCTCAGGTGCAGGCTGAGATAAGCCTTATTGCCTTTGAGTTATACTGTCGACATGAAGAACAAGAGTTTGAATTTGTAGAAGTGAACAGTATGGGGGTATAATATTCTCATGACGGGGCGACCACCTGAACGGAGAGATACCTAAAGACCGCCCCATTTGTTATAATACCCTTATCTCCCACTTAGCAGGCAATAGCTCCAGTATTACGCTGGAGATTTTTGTGTGGTATAATAAAAACACAATTCCTTCGGGACCGCCCATGTTTAGTTACTGGGAGTATATAAAAAAGACCTTCCATAATCGGTTGGTCTTTTTTGTTTCCCTCGAAGGATGAACAGGCGTTCGCTGACTATATTATACTACTGGCAACCCTCACATTGCAATAGGTCTTGAGGGTCAAACGGTGTATCTGGGTTACTCGTCTTGTGTTTCGCTTCAAACTCCGCCATAGCCTTATCAATAGCCTCTAGCTTCTGTTCTAGTGTCATATCCTCTGAGAGTATTGTATTCGCGTTCATAGTCTTTTTATTATAGGCTTCTGTATGTGTGTTGGATATTGTGGTTATTACAAGGCAATAAGCCCCCCTTTACTAGCTAGTAGCACCCGGGAAGCTGAACTTACGATCAAACGACTCATTCAAGTACAGGCTAGCTACCAGGTCGTCAGGGGGTCGGACGTTGCCTGGGTTTTTGTCTATACTCGAATCTATTACCTTGGCATACTCGTTGTAGGGGTTACGGCTTATAGTGAGTCGAATTATCAAAATACTATTTGCAATATAAGTTGTTATGCTATAATGAAGATAGCAATGAGGAGCTGCCCGCCGTAAAAAGCGGGTTTTTCTTTTCCTTAAATTACCCCTTACTCTAACTAGTCGCAATGAGAAGCTATTTCAGTTGTACTTATAATACCTCATCCTTCTTTAGCTTGCAACACCCCCATATATAGCGTACGTAAAATAAAAGACACCGTATCAATTCTGTAGAGTAACTGACATTCACGGTGTCTATAGAGTGTGAAAACAGTGTCATACATCGGAGGGGTGACATATGTCTTATGATCACAATAGTTCAAACAAGGTACGTATCTTGTGCTTGAAACGGATGAATCTTTTTCTGATATTTATATAATCACCACAAGATAATACTTAAACGTTAGCATAATGAAATAATCTTTGCAATAGAAAAAGAGCGCACCGCTTTGTAGAAAAGGTTATCGACTGTGGAGTTGATAGACGGAGCGCCCTTTGCTGACAGTGTACCAAATTAAAGGGTTTTAATCAATAAGGCTTGACATGTAACATAAGCACCTGCTATAATGAGAGTATATCAAGTAGAAAGGATTATCGAACATGACATTTGAAGTAACAAGAGACGAGCTATTAAAAGTAAACTCAGAGCTTTCAACAGAACAGCTCAAAAAGTTCTTTACAGAAACACCAAAAAATAAGATAAAGACACGCCCAGCAAAAGGTGGTGGTACATGGGACTACGTTGCGGGCTCATACGTTACGCAGGTACTTAACTCACTGTTTGGTTTTAACTGGTCATTTGAAGTAGTCACTACAATGCAAGAAGCACTCGCAACCGCTAACACAGGCACAGTTGTTGTGCAGGGTCGTCTCAAGGTAAAGATTGGCGATGAGTGGATTACTAAAGAGCAGTACGGTCGTAAAGACGTGGCATTTAAACGTGACACAAAAGACCCACTCGACTTTGGTAACGATCTTAAGGCTGCGGCAACAGACGCAAAAAAGAAGTGTGCAAGCGAACTCGGACTATTTGCTGACGTATACTCAAAGGAAGACTTTTTTGAAGCAGACATCGTAGAAGAGAAAACACTTCAAGATAAAAAAGCAGACCTTAAAGCAAAGCTAGAGGCATAACATGCAGATTATAAACGTATCACAATCAGAAGACCGTGAAGCATGGCTAGACGGACGCAGGGGCGTTATCACAGGCACAAAGGCAAAGACGGTCAAACCACTCAGTAGGGGCAACTCACTTCCAGCAGGTATCTACGAGTTACTGGCTGAACAGGTAGCAATCGCAAAAGACGGCGAGCCTGAGCGTGACCGTGGATTACGTCTTGAAAACGAAGGGCTAAGGCTCACTGCTGAAAAGTACGGCTTAAACTTAAACCTAGACCCTGGCATGTGGCTCTCAGACGACGGTAAGCTAGGCGTATCACCAGACGCAGCCGAAGACGTATCTATGCCAACATACGCAGCCGAGAACAAAAGCCTCGATACTAAGAACCACCTGCAAGGAATCATCAACGACTGGAATGCTAAAAAGCTCCCACAGTACAACCCTATAGACAGCTTGAAAATAGGCACGTCAGACTTTTCAGCGCAGGCTATTCAGTACTTTGTCTTAAACGACAAACTAGAAACTCTGTACGTTGGATTATACGACGATCGTGTTGCTCTCGATAATGTAGTACACTATGTCATAGAAATTAAGCGTGAGCATGTACAAGAATACGTGAACGGCCAAGAAGCATACGAGCGAGACGCACTTGCACGAGTAGATGAGATGATTAAAACCTTAAAGGAGATAAAGTAGTGGAAGATACCAAACCAAAACTATACGCCCGACTCAGGGTAAAAACAGGTGAGTACGAGACAGACGGAAAAATGAAAAACCGTTACGCAGAAGTAGGCGTGTTGTTTGCTAGCCCTCACTTCTCAAACATGTATATGAACATTGACACCCTCCCTATCAACAAGGACTGGGACGGACGTATCTACGTGAACCCTATTGAAGAGAACCGTACAATTCAAGTTGACGACTTTAAAGACACCTCACCAATCTCACAAGACCAAGTGCTAAAGATTGCCGACAACCTCCCGACTG